CACGCCGTCATTGAACGTCGATCCGACGATGCGGATATACGCACCTTCCGGGATGGCGGGAAGCGGCTCCAGCACGCCGCCGGTGATTGTAAACGTGCCGGAATATATGTCGGGTTTGAAGAAATTCCGACATTCCATGCACAGTTCCAGCATTGTCATGTGAGCCGCCTCCGTTTAGGTGTTCTCTTCTGCCGCTTCACGCGTCACGACAACGGTGTAGACCGTATCAGGCGCACCGCCGGAAACCGTGATCGTCAGCGTGTTTTCGCCCTCCGCCCAAGACGCCGCCGTGCCGTTCTCGACCTCGGTTTCGCCGTTGAGAATGACAACGGTTGCACCTGGGTCGGTGGCCGTAGCGGTCACCTTGTTCGAAGCGTTTTCGGTCGTGGCTGTATACTCAAGCACCGAGCTGTCAAATTCCGGTGTGAGCGCGATCCCCGACCCTATCGTCAGCCCCGATAAGGTCGTCAGGTTTTTGCCACTACATCGCCAGTGGCAGAAGCGATTGCCTGACCCGTGCCGTTGACTTCGACGACGCGGTACTTGTGACCGTTGGTGGTAGAAACGACCTGATCGTCCTCAACCTTCGTCCAGCCGGTGGTATCCATCAGATCGAGGTAGGTGGGAGCGGAAGGAGCGGTGGAAGCCTGCGCCTTGAACCAGTATGTACCTCCGGAGACGGTCGGATCGGGAACAGTCAGCACGGAATCACCGACCGCCGCAGTACCCGCCGCGGTGGAGAAGCCGGTCACGGAGCCGAGAGAGCCGGACGCTTCAACCTTGAACACCGCGATGCCGTCGAGGTATTCAGCCCAGAGAGCCATACCCATGAGCGCAAAGGACGCGCCGACAGCCGTGTTGTAGTTTCCCTCAGCATGGAAGCCGATCAGGTTGGTCTGACCCTGAGTAGTATAGTTCAGGCCGAGTCTGCCGAATTCAGAATCGCCCGGATCGATGTAGTACAGGTCGATGTTTTCGACCGGAGTTGCGATCACGGTGTTGCGGGCGATCATGTCAGCAGGAAGCAGGAAGAGCGTGTTGTAGCCGAGGAAGTCCTTGACATAGGTGATGCCGAACGCCGTCTGGATGGTGATGGACGCAGTGGCGAGATAGTCATACGCGTCAAGAATGTTGGCGAAACCGACAACCTCGGTCACGTCTTTCTGCATCGCGGCGAACTTGTTGAGAACTTCGCCCTGTGCCTTTGCAAGAGCGGCCTGCCAAGTGGTAGCGATACCAGTCAGCGCGCCGGTGTTGAGGAACGTGTACAGTTTCGCAAGGACGACATTCTGCAGCTTCGCAAGGAACGCGTCGTCGCTCTTCTCAACGGCGATTTCCGCGCCGTACTTGCTGACATCCTCGATCGGAACGGCCTTCGCATACTTTTCGATAGTCAGGTCAGCTTTCGCAACCTGATTGATGGTCGCCTTGGAATACGGAATCACCTCGCCCGCGTCCACGTTGCCGGATTCCAGCGCGACGGACGCAGTATAGGAAATGAGCTGAGTGCCAGGAGCCTTGCGGATCGGGCGGGAAATGCCGATGATGTCGAGCAGGGCCTGCCAGTTGTCACCGAACCGGGTGACGAAATCTACCTCACGGGCCGTGACGTTGTTGTATACGTTCGGCAGAGAATCGCGAGGATTGGAGAAAGTTTCGGTATAGGTTGCAGACATTTGTTGTTACCTCGTTATTTCAGTAAATCAGGGTTTTCGGCAAGCGCTTTCTGCCGTTCAGCCGTTGACATCACATAGCGTCCCTTGTCGTCACGCTTGAAGATGTCGGCCTTCGTCAGCTTGCCCCCGCCCCCGTTCGCGGGAGGTGTAGCGGTCTGCGTCCCGGTCACGGTCGATGTTACGACCAGCCCTTTGAACGTGCCGCCGATCAGTTCATCAAGAGCCTTGGTATCCTTGATCTTCTCGCCGTCCAGTTCCGCCGCGTCGATTTCCGCGTTCATGCCCCGGATGGCAATATCAAGATTTCCGCCGGTGATGCTTTTGCTTTCAAGGTACGCCCGGACAGCCTTTTCCTTCGCCGCCCGCGTCTCCTTTGCGGCGACGGCCTTCTTGAAGTTTTCGAGCGCCGCATGTTCGTCCTCGTACTTCTTCTTGAAGTCCCCGCCCGCCTTCAGCTCGTCCCGCTCCTTCGTTACGGCTTCCAGCATTTCGGCCTTCGCCTTAAGGCCCGCAATGTCGTCGAGCATGGGATCCACCACGCCCCGGTGCAGGGCCATGATCCGGTTCTCGATTTCGTCCGTGCAGGCGTCGCCGATGATTTCCCGAATTTCCTTACGGGTAAATTTTGTTGCCATTCTTTCGATCTCCTTTTCTTCGGGCGGCCGTCCTTCGCCGCTTCGATCTGAAATAAAAAAGAGCCGGACGCGGTTTCCCGCGTTTCGGCTCAGAGGCTCTTTTCAGGTGATATTGACTTTTTCGCCGCCAGTTTCACGTACCGGAACGGTATCTCCGCCCGGCACCCCCGGCACCAGAGAAAAATGTCCCCTCCCGGGTCGTGCGCCATTCCCGCGCATTCCTTCGCGCGGCATAGCACCTTCCCGCAGACAGGGCAGCGGACGTCCCGCCGCATCAAATCACCTCCCGTTTCTATTATATCGCGCACCCCGGTTTAATGTCAACCCCATCCCGTCACACGTTCATCATGGATTCTTTCACGATGTTCCTGTATTCCGCTGTATGGTTTGCGACTGCGCTTTTAAGGAAATGCTTTCCAGTGATCCCCCGCGACGTGCCGAGTTCCTGCGCCGCCGCGTATTCCACGTTCGAGCCGATCACTGTTTGATCTCTCGTCTCCTGATGCGTGATCGAGTTTCTGAGCCGTCCAGTTTTCACAGGGCATGGCGGATTTTCCTTCGCGTGTCCTTCCGCAGTCTCGCCCATCTGAAACAAGGCGCGCTGAATGGCTATCGCCACCGCGTTCAGCACTTCCGGAGAATTGTCCGTAATCTGGACTTGGATGTTGATGTTCTCTCCCGGCATTATCTCACCTTCTCCCCGTCAACCCAGACGTGAACCGTGTTTTCCTTTCCTTTCGGTAGATTGGACGTGAACCCGTCGCAGACGCTTCGAATTGTGCAACGGCAGTTCCAGGTTTCTTCCGGCGGGCCGAGGTGATCTCCGGGCCACCGACAGCCGTTCCAGAACACGTCATCCGTGTCGATTTTCTCGCCGTCGAGAAGCAAATGCGTGTGACGCGTTCGGCTGTCGTGCGTACACATCCACTCCTTCCGGAGCTTTACCCCCCAGCCTTCTGCGTTTTGCATGGACTGAACCCGGCCCGCGTTTTCCGCATTCGTCGCCATTGTCCGCGCCCGGCGGATACAGGCTTTCTTATCCCCGTCGGTTACGTTTTCAAGCCGCTTGGCGATCTTCGGGATGCTCTCGCCTTGGACAATTCCCTGCATCATCTGGCTGTTGATTAACTTCCGGTTCCATTGCTCATCTTCCGGTATTCTGGCCCCCGACGGAGGCGGCATAAGAAGTCGATCCGGATGCTCCGCCAGCCATGCAATGGTATTTTCGTCGCACAAGTCGAACCGGATGCCGATGCCCTCATCAATGGCGAAATGGTTGATCTCGTCGGCGGATATATTGTACCCGTCCGCGAAGAACGCCGCACGCTGACCGTTTATGATCTCCTGCGCCCGGGCGTTCACTTCCGCATACTGCCGCGACAGCTCCCGAACCATGCCCTTGTAGTATTTGTCCGTCATGACATGGCCTTTCATGTAATCCAGATACGCTTTCGTGGCTTTTTTCTTGGCTTCGTCATCCTTCGCGTTTCGGATTTTTTCGAGCAGTTTCTCGACGGTTTTCTTGTGGCCTTCGAAATACGCGTTCCATTTCTCGCGCATTTCGGCTTCAGCATCCTTGTATAGGTTCGACAGCCGCGCTTCCAGCCGTCTCAGCCGTTCGTCCGGCGTCATGTCAGCACCCCCGCCGCCTCGGTCACCGCGGACAGCACGCCGTCGAAGGTCACGTCAAGGCCCGTCACAATCGCCGCGTCGTCGTTGTGGAACGCGTCTTCGATCACCAGCGCGTCCCCGATCTCGACGGCGGGATCGCAGCGGTTCTTGACCGAGTATTTCTTCCGCCAGTTCGCCGCCGTCAAAAGCCAGTCGCACACGTCCTGTTCCTTCCCCGGCGCGATGCACGGGTTTTCGTAGCTTGCCGTGTTCGTCCCGGTGTCCTCGCTCTCGCCGGACGTGTAGGTGTACGTCACGCCGACCGACGTCCCTTCCACCCCCGGATCGACCTCTTCCAGCTCCCGCTCGACCGTCAGCACGCACCCGGAGAATTCCTCCGAAATCGAAACGCCAGACCAGTCGTACAGCTCGTCCGCCGTGATCTCGGAAACCGCGTCGTCCGGCGTCGGAGCCGTGAACCGCTTGAACTGAAGCGTGTTCTCCCGGTCGATCCAGACGGAGCACCGCGCCGCCATCGCCAGATACCGGATCATCGCCCGCTTCGGATGGTTCTCGTTCACCTGACAGCTCACCAGCTCGTTTTCAAGCCCGTTGTAATTGATTTTCAGATCATACCCGGCCAGCACGTCTTCGA